CAAAAACATTATTCGTTTTCATAAACCAAAACGAATCAAAGATAAAAGGTACCAAGAACAATTAAAACAAATGGAAAAAGATGTGGAAGAAGTAAGAAGAATGCAAAGAGAAATTTATGAAACTAAATAAACTATATGAATACCCAACTTCTTCTCGTTCGTTGATTAATAATGCCAGGCACTATGATGTAGGAGAAGAGAAGCTCCCATCAGTCACCACGATTCTTTCTGCGACTCAGTCTGAGGAGAAGAAAGCTTCGTTGGCCGCCTGGCGTGAACGTATGGGCACGGAGAATGCAACGCGGATCGTGGATCAGGCAGCTACTCGAGGTACAGCGATGCATACGATTATAGAAAAGTTCTTACTGGGACAGGGTTATTTAGATTTAACAGAAGTGGGACAAAATGCTCAAACGATGGCCCAACAGATCATTGAAAAGGGCATAAAAAACCGTTTAAACGAGTTTTGGGGCCTAGAGGTCACGTTATACTATCCTGGCTTATATGCAGGCGCTACAGACGTAGTTGGGGTATATGATCATGCAGAATCGATTGTAGACTTTAAACAATCTAATAAACCAAAACGAAAAGAATGGATTGAGGACTATAAACTACAGTTAGCGGCCTATGCACTGGCCCATAATGAGGTGTATGGTACCAATATCATGAAAGGTGTTAATTTAATTTGTACCAAAGATAACTATTTTCAAGAATTTGTGTTTGAAGGGGAAGAATTTAAACAAGCTAAATATGAATGGCTAAGGAGATTAGATGATTACTACACCAAAATCAACAAGTGATTACGCTTATAGATTATTAAACATAGCAAAAGCTTATTTTAATACGGAATCTTTTGAAATGAGAGTAATTTGGCTTAAAAAATTTCATGAATTGTTAGGGAAAGCTATAAATCAATACAAAATACACTAACTACATTGGGGCTTTCACCCCAACGTAGCAAACAACACTAGTCTTCGTCTTCTTCTTCGACATCATCATCGTCGTCTTCAAAAACATCCTCCTCCGTTTTGTCACGGATCTTTTGGATATCTTCTTCCATACGATCTAAGATGTCTTCTAAAGATTCTTCTTTTTTCTTTTTTGCCATTTGAATTACCCCCTTTGCGGCACGAACGATACGCGGACCGCGACTCGGGGTCAAGGGAATAGTGGTTAGTGGTAACATGGAAAATGGAGCGTGGAACGCGGAGCGTTGATTTTATTGACTTTTTTCTTAAATAGTAAACAAATGTTTACCAGTCCACGGTATAGGGGAATTTTTAGGCAAGTTAGTTTTTTTTTTTTTCATTTCAAAGTAGGTGGTGGTGGTGGTAGAAATAAGTGGTTGTAATAATTAACTTTTTTTTGCTGTCTACCACGAGGTTAAATAAGCAAGGAAAATCAAGGGTTTTTGTACTCGGCGCGCGAGACTTTTTTTCGTTTTTAAAAAACCTTGATAGGGGTAAAAATTCCCCTATACTACTGAAATGCCTAAAAAACGAAAAAAACCAGTTCGTAAGAAAATGCAAACTCAGGATACAACCACTAATGGTTTCCCTTATCCAAGGGTCCGTATTCATTGGAAAGATATATTAGGTGATTCAGGATGGGCTGATGAGGAAGATTTTAAAAAAATGAAACCGACTGAACCTATTAGTGATGGATATTTGTTTCACAAGGATAAAGATATGGTTTTGACTTTTGGAAGTTATGATGTAGATACCGACGGAAAAATAACTTTCGGAGATCGCAATGTCTATCCAACAGGATGTATTAGACGAATCGAAAAGCTTAATTAATCAGAATCTTTGTCATTGGAAGACTGTTCATGGTTGTCTTCTTCTGCATCAGTGTCGTTGTGGTTTGGATGTTCCTGATATTCAACCTGCACACCTTGAAGTATGCTCTTATGATCATCTAAAATCTGTTTCATCTTCGCTTCTAGTTCTTCCTCAGAAAGTTGATCCAGATTTTTAGTCAATACTAATTTTTGATCTACATATAATCCACCAGCTTTACCACGTGCTACTTCTGCATTAATGGCAGCAGCCCAGGCACCCTTCTTTACTGCATCATCTCTAAGTTTTGCAAGTTCAGTTAGATGTCTTTCAAATGTAATTCCATATTTCTCTTGAACTTCTTTTCTAAGTTCACCAATATATTGCACTACCAATGGAGATGTTTTTGGATTCCTTAATTCAGCTGCGGCTTGTCTTGGTCTGGTTACATAACCTGCTTGATGTGCACATTCTGCTGGACTCATTCGTCCTTCATTGTACACCAATAATTCTGCAAATTTAATTTGTCTCTCAGTTAGCCTTTTTTCTTGTGTCATGGCTTGACATATACTGTAAACTATCGTAAAAATCAATATCCTTAAGATAATCCAAATCTGGGGTCGGCTTACGATGTGGATGAACTATGAACTTACCCACTGATACTGGGCCCCAGGTTAAAAAAATTATGATTAGTGGGAAGTTATTTAGACAAGTATTAGATAAGATTTTAAAACAATCTCCAACTGCACAAGAAGCCAGAATTCAAGTTGCGTTTCCAAATGGAGATTACTACGACATACAATCTATTCAATTAATGGAGAACAAATTAATTGGTGCAAGAGAGACTCATAGATTAGTTTTAACTATCAATCCTGAAGTATGGCGTATGGGAAATGTCATCTCAAATGTTGGCAAAATAGACCTGAAGTAATATACTGCCATTACGATGAAACCTGAGTCAAAATTCTGGAAAGAAGTTAAGAAAAATACACCCAAAATACAATGGACAAGATTAGAATCTTGGAGTAGCTACGGCGTGCCAGATTTGTTGGGATATAATAATATTTGCGGTTTTTTCATGTGTGAGTTGAAGGTGGTAACTGGCAACCGTCCACGCTTCTCACCCCATCAAATCATGTTCCACTCTACCAGAAACGTTCGTAATTTTATCCTTATTAAGACCCTCGCTCCTTTGAGCATAAAACTTTATGAAAGCTCCGCGATCCACGATTTTGTAACCAACGAAAAAGAACCAAAGCCCGTGGTCCACGATTCGTGGCCCGCTATTGAAGCGTACCTAATCCACGGTCCTAACTATATCGGAAATTTTTAGAAGCTTGCAGCTTGCAGCTTGCCGCTTGCCGCTTATTGCTTCTTTCTCTCACTTGCCGCTTGCAGCTTGTTGCTTACCGCTTGCTGCTCATCGTGAGCCGCGAGTCGCGGGCCCTGGATACATGATCCAGGGCAGCTGTTAATTATATTTTTGCTATCTCTTCGTGTGGTAATCGTTCGCCGCTGCTGAAAGGAATCTTCGGTTTGTCTTCGTCCCAGGATCCCTGAACATGGACCGCTCCAGGGGTGAAGCCATGAGCTTTTAATGCTGTAGAGATAATGAACTCCAGAGTTGAGTCTGGTTCCTCCATCCGTCTCCATTCTGTATTGACTGTAACTTTCATATCTTTCTCCTTTGGTTGGTGAGCTGAGACTATACCTGAGCTGGCCACGATGCGCAATGCGCGAAACGTCGCAGCTTGCAGCTCTAAGCTTGTTGCTTGCAGCTTGTTGCTTGTTGCTTTTTTTTCTGTCAATGTGACCGCTTGCCGCGCGACAAAATGTCGCGGCCCTTCGGGCCGCGTTAGTGCGCTGCATAGGCCACATTTTTTACAGAAGGATCCCAGCATGCTCTACAGTCCTTGCAGGCGTTGTCCTGCTTCGGAGCTGGGCACGTTGCCAGAATAGGGTTAGTAACTACAGTTGATGTATGCGGCCAGCTCTTAGGGGCTTCCTGATCAATCATAGTAGTGCTGAATCTAATCACCAGGTTACGCGGTGCGCGGTTAATATACTTCTTAACCCACGCTTCGCGAGTCGGCATCCAGTGCTGCACGTCTGGTGATAGTGTACAAACTTTAAAAATTTTGGCTAAGTGTTTTAAGTCTTGCACGTCGCCTGAATCGTGCCATCTAAAGTATTTTATTTTTTTAGAATTAATTTGAGCTGCCATAGCAATGGTCCAGAGTGGATGGCGTATCGCGGCCAGTCGTTTATATTGTGCTTCCTTTACTACTTTGAATACGTAGCAGCCTTTCATAGCATAACACTTATGACAAGTACTTCCTACGATGTCCCTTAACTTTGAACCAGTTTTGCATTCTGGTGCAGGCAGCCCATAGGCAAAGCCTGGCATTTTGGATGGCTTGGATAAGCTTCCAGTTATTTCTTTAAATTGTTTCATATATTCCTCCTGAATCTATTCTTAACACGTTTACCTGGAGTAAACACCGCGACCGCTTGTCGCTTGTTGCTTGTAGCTTGTGGCTTGTTGCTTGGAGCTTTAAACCCTTCCTTGTTTGACTCTTCTAACCAAGTAAAAAATTCCTTGCAGCTTTTAACGTAGGCCGCGGGAAGCGTGCCGTGATCCTCCAGGAACCACGGCAACAGATTATTATGTTTAATTCTTCTTACCATGAGCATTCATAAATTACTGTATTGCCCTTTTCCATCTGGGTAAGTACCCAATCACAGAATAATTTATCTTGTTCTCTGTACTCTTCAACAGCGTTCTCCTGCCATTGGTGACCCCAGAAAAAACCACCAGAGCAAAAACTATCATGATATTTTTCATCAATTTCTTTTCTTAACCGTGTGATAATATCTTTAGTCATTATTAATTGGTCTCCACCGTTAAATGGTTCGGAAGAGTTAGGGTTCAATGCATGGAACTCATTCGCCATGAATGTTTGAAGCCTTGCATGCTTACGCCATACAAAGCCGTGTTTGGTTGGTTCGTATTCTTTAGAATAGACTTTTTCAAAGTCTATATCTTGGTCTTTTATTTTTGCATATTGGTCTAAGC